GCCTTTCAGCATTAATTGCTTTCTCAGAACCTCTAAGAATAGTGTAGAGAACCTACGGCGTAGTCTATCAATAAACTTTTGGAATTTAAGTTCATCACGGTTGATCTCAGTTGATCTACCTAATAGCCCTGCAGCTTGCTCTTGTTCTAGTCTTGAAATTGGTACGTTTAAAGATTTATATAGCCTCTTTTGGAAGTACATAATATCATCTATCTGTCCTAAGTTTTCACCGCCTGGCAGTGTAGAGATTTCGGTACCTCTTCCACCTTCACGTCTTGGTAGCCAGAAGTCTTCCAACATAGACATATGTTTACGATCATCTTTTAGTTTACCAGTGTTTGCATCATATACAAGTTTATTACGATACTTAGTCATAATGTTTTTCATATATTCTTCGGCTTTACCTCTTGGTAAGTTACCAACATCAATATAGAAAATACGACGTTCTGGTGCTCTTGACAATCTATAAATCACCAGACTATCTTCCATCATCCTTAACTGATTGATGGGTTTTAACGCTTTGTGAAGATAGGACACAACTTTTTTCCGTTGGTCATCCAACAAACCAGAAGTCACATAACTGATTGAATCAGTAGTAAGTTTGACTCCACTTGTCTGTTGGCCTGGTTTTTCTTGATAGATAAAATGTTCATCTACCTTTTCAATAATTTTAGCACCAGTTACTGGATCTTTCTTTGACTTTACTTCTTTTACCTTACGGATTTTAGTAGCATCAATAGGTCTGATCTCTTGTATACCAGCTTTAGTATTTGATTCGTTAACAACTAGGTGGTGATAAATTCTACCATCTACATACCATCTGCGAAAGATGTCGTGCCCTAGTTCATTAAACTTTAACATAGAAAGAATAGATTTGAATTCTTCCTGAATTTCTTTTTTAATTTTATCAGAAGTTTCCACATTATCAAGTACAACCTCGATTGCGGATTTATCGTTTTCAATAGTAATAGACTCATTAACAATGTCTTCTACTGCTGCATCCACTTCAGGGTGCATAGCAACGCCACGATACTGTTTAATAAGTTCTGAGTTGTCTTTGGATTCGTCGCCATCAAGATTAATATATTGTCCAAAGTGTGAACCTGATGCAGTTACATATCCTGCGCCATCATCATCTGTTGGTGGAACGATAGAATCAAGTTTGTTCTTGGTACCAGTTGGTTGCCCAGCACGTCGAATCTCAAATCCAAATAATTTTAGTCCTCGATTATCTGCCATATTTCTTTCGTCCAAATTAGAGTTAGGTGGAGAGTTATCCCCTCCACCTTATTATTTATATACACTTTAAGAAGTTGTATCTGATTCCCAGTATTGGATTTGGAATTCAACAGTGAATTCTTCAATCTGTCCTGTTGCTTCGTAGTTAAGATCAATTGGCGAAATCGCTGTAGGGAAACAACCTCTAAAGTTATATGTCTTTAGAATAGTTTCGTCACGATCCAATTGGTCTACAACCAGGTCTGCTTGATAGTCTGCTGGGTTAACAAGACCAACGTTAGTTGTATGACCGTTAATTCCGTTCATCCAACGTTCCATTGCATCTCTAACAACAAAGTCTGTGTCGTTAATAATTGTCACAGTCCATGGTTCAAATGTTCTATCACCTGCAATTTGCAATTGTCTACCTCTAAAAGCGATAGGCAATGGTGCGATATTTGAACCCGGAAGTTGTGCGCCTTTACACATGAAAGACGTTTGTTCGACATCTCCGCCTGCATATGCTGGAAAGTTTACCGTAGCCTTGAAAAGGTTAGGGCGTGCTCCACCACCTGCAATTTTGGCTTTAAAGTCATCTACTCCGAGAATAGCCATTTATTTTTTTCCTTTCCAGTTACTTATACTGTACCAACAACTTCTTCAAACTCAACACCGGATCTAACTGCCACAAAGTTCAATGTGATAAAGTTAATGGATCTTGCTGGTTTAATGAAGATATTTGCTACAAATTCATTTCGGTCGATTACGGCTGATGTGTTATTAGTTTCATTACACACAACTTTAAAGTCTGTAATACCACGTCTACCCTTGATTTCTCTCAAGAATGGCTCTACGATATTAACAAACTCAGCTCTTGTAAATTCGTCATTAAGTTCGAACATTACATTTTTAGCTGCTTCCGCAATAGCTCTTTCAACAGTTAAGAATAGTCTGCGAACATTGATTCTATCAAATGCTGATGGTCTATTCATATGTGTTTTATCACCAAACAACAATACTCCTTGCCCAGGAATATTAGCAATTGGATTAACACTTGCTTTATACAGTGTATCTCTTTGTGCTTTTGATGGGCTATAAGCCAAGTTAGTTACACCTAAGTAAGCACCACGTCTTGCGCCTGCTGGTGATACCCATGGAGCTGCATTAGCATCTGATGCAGACATAATCCCTGCTGTAGATGATGATGCTGGAATATGAATATACTTATCGTTGTATTTATCATATACCTTTAAGAAGTTAGCATCTGCAACTAAGTATGAACTTGCTGTAAATGTATCTGCTGTAGCTTCAATATTAGTTGTAATAGTAGCTGCATCTGCAAGCCCTACAACATCTGTTCTTGCTGGAGAAGCAACTGCAACACAGTCTTTTCTAGCAATTGCTGTAGCTACAAGATCATTAACAACTGTTGTCTGATCTGCTCTAGCAGACATAGATGGTGCAATTAAGAAATCAACTTCAACTGTGTCTTGATCTTCATATTGATCAAAACCTGTTGCAACTTGTGTTGGTGTTAATGCAGCACTGTTTGTACCGCCAGCCATCTGATAAGTTTTAACTTCCGGAGATGATAGGATAAAGTTTTCGCCGCTGTCTGCAGTTGTACCTGCTCCAACGCTTGTGAATACTGTCTCAAAGCCTGCCATCCAAACATATTGTGAAGCATTGTTAACAACGTCTACTGAATAGTTTGTTGAGCCATCTGCTTGTTTAGAGTTAGTAGCCAAAGATACAAACGGGAATGTTTCAAGTACAGCACCTTTAGCGCCGAACTTACCATCATTATCAATGACTGCGATGTGGATTTCATCATTTTGTGCATTTGCGTCTGCTGCACTAGCTGATGTACCTGGTTGATTGTCGAAGCTGGATTTATAAGCCCAACCTGAGAATGATGCAGTATGAGCAGGACATACGGAAACTTTAATTGTGTTTCCCATGGCTCCTGGCCATTTTGCAATGAACGTGTGTCCGTCAGAATCACGAGCTGCTAACTGGCCGTCCCAGTTATCTCGGTTCTTAACGACTGGATCTGTTCCAGTTGCTGTAGCATCATGTGCGTTAATAGCGCCATTGATTGTTCTAGTAACAGTCAAATCTGAACTATAACGCAAGTAGTATGCTGCAGTGTGAAAATCTATAGAATGTGTATCGTCTGGATTACCGAATGTTGCTGCGAGTTGAGATTCATCACTGATTCTTTCTCTCGTTTCAACCGGTCCCCAACGATAGTTGCCGACAATTGCACCCATGGTAGATTGAACATTAGGTACTACACCTGATAGATCAACTTCCTTGATAACAATCGCTGGACTTTGGGATGGTGTTCCAATTGCCATTTGTTTTTCCTTTAAGCTAATAATAATTGATCATAATACGACGGGGTTTCAATATAGTGTTATTTATAACTTATTATAAATCTGGATCCCACACTTCACTTATGCCCGAACCTGCTCTCATTGGGTCTACTTGAGGTAAGTCTGGTACTCCATCGTCAATAAAACCAAATGGTAATACGTCATTTTCAATTTCAGTCATTCTTTGTTTAAATAACATATCTTTTAAATTAATATCAGTCATCTCATTAAAGTAAGAAGTGCCTGCAAAATAACCAAACATAACAAAGTTCATTACTAAGTCATCGTGGTTACCATTAGATGCTTCAAAGGACTGACCTTTTGCCTCAAAGGTTGATATTTCTATAATAGTTTGCTCATCTACAATATCAAGTTTTTTATTCTCAATTATATCTTTAAATGATGAACAGCCCATTCTTTTAACTTTTCTATCCATACGCACACCAAGACTATTTGCCTTCACCATAGACTCAACATGCATATTTTCATACTCTAAATCATTATAAAGACCATTGCAAACTACTGCGCCTTGATCATTACTTTCAATAACAACATAAGCATTATTGTAGGCTTTAGCAAATTTATAAATAATATCTGGGAAGAGGATAGGAGATATAGTATTATTGCGATATACAGCAACCTGTTTAAAAGGTCTTGTGCTAATGTCGATCACATTAAATGTAGAATAATCTTGTCCTCTTCCTTGTGCAACATCAACGCACATAATATATTCGTGCTTTTCTTTAGTTTCTTCATAGATAAGACAATCTCCAGCTACCCTCACAGGAGCACTTGCTCTTAAAGATAGAAGCGTCTCTGCATTTACAAGTGTATCACCTGTACCAAAGAATGTATTACCAAACTCTTGGTCAAACTGTAACTGAGATGTATTGTTTATTGTTTGCTTTTTCCAATCATTATCTCGTCCAGGCACATCCCACCAATCAACTCGCATTGGTTTAAATTCATTTGTCTTTTGCATTGAGCCTTCCCATATCTTATGGAAGACATTACCAATGCCGTTTGCTGTAGAAGTAATAATAACTTTAGTTTCTTTACCAGCCGAGATAACTGGATATGTAGATGTAAAGAAGGTAGCATCATTCTCAACAAATGCAAACTCGTCTAAGAATAAAAGGTTGATAGACATACCACGAATAGATGAGCCACTTGTGGCAGCTGCAATGATTCTACTATTATTAGAAAATTCAAGTGAACCTTTATTAAGTGCTTTAGTACCTGGTTGTAAAAAGAATGGTAAGTTCTCTAACATAAGAGTAATACGTGCTAACATCTCACGAGCAGTCGCACCTTTGTTAGCTAATATAGCAACAGTTTTTTCTGAATGGAATAAAGCAAACCAAAGGATATATGCTACTGATGAAATAGATTTACCAGATTGTCGACAAGCAAGAACAATACTAAAACGATTAGAGTTAAAGTGATCAAACATTTTCTCTTGGTAAGGATAAAGGTCGAAATTAACAAGTCCATCATCTAGTGATATGACTTTACAATACTTCTTTGCAAAGTGAACAGGATCATCCATGCACTTTTTATATTCGAGTATTTCTTCTTGAGTCCAGTTACTGACAATTCCGTCACGTTTTACGTTGACATTGCCAAGATAACCATCAGTTAGGTTCTTCATCATTTAATCTAGGAGTTATATCAATTACGTTATCTTTAACTTCAGTTGGTTTATTTGCTTGCTGCAACATCTTTTGTAAATCAGCAGTCGAACCTATAAACATATTATTAGTTGTTTTTGATTCTACTGGTAAAGGAGCGTCTTCTTTATTGATGTCTTTATGTTTCTTATTCAGATCCATAACTTTATCATTTACATCAGCAATATTCTTCATTAGACCAGATAAGACTTCAAAGGCACGAGGATGCTCTGATTCTCTTGCTACTTCCATCATCAGCTCAAGAGCATCTTTACCCTTATCGATTAGGTCGTAGTAAGTGTCCCTTGACTTTTCATAGTCATTTTGTACTTTATCGTCACTAGGTTGGGTCATCGCTACTTATATCCGCATAGTCATAGGTTGAGGTAAACCCATAGTCTGAATCATAATAGATTGTACTAGGGTTTGGTGTAGTAGTGGTCGTAAGATGTTTAGTACCTTTTTCAAATTCAAATTCTGTAATTGCTTTGGTTATAACTTTACCTTCATTAATTGGTCCAGTAAAGTTAATCTTAACTTCAAAGTCGAGTACATATTGTACATACTGACGTGATTCTTGTTGACCTTCAAATTCATTAATAAATGAAACTGATTGTAGTGTAATAGGAACATCTTCTTTTATAGTAGGATGTTCTTTATATGGTTTAATAGTGACTGTATATTGAGGTGCAAAGTATGGTACAATCTGCTCTACAATTTGTAAGGCATCATCTTGATTATTAGTATAAACATTCAAAGAAAAGTTAATAATATATGGTGTAGATTGTCTAATCTTACCTCTACCAGTAGATGTGCCAGATGCACCGGTAACTAATGTATTATTTGTTTTAGAAAGTTGTCTTGTTGAATCATATGATATCGCAGTCATTTCAAAAGACATACGTGGAAGTTTAATAGCAACAGTCTCATCCCCAGGTAGATTTTCTACCTGCTGTAATCTTGCCAAGAATTTTGATCTAGGAGCATATGATAAAGGTACTCGTACTTGATTAATACTAGCACCTGCACTCGTTGTTCTCAAAACATGAATCTTAGTAAACAGTGAACCAAACAAGGCAACTGTCTTTCTAATTCTTTCGTGATAAAAATAAGTACCTAACATTAGTGTTCATGCGCTCCCGATTGTGCTATTTCTCCAAATGGATTATTTTCAGAGAAATCAACAAAGTCCTCTATATCTATAGAGAATATATCATTCTGTGCTTGTTTATCTGCAGTCTCAGTTGCTTTAGTAATCTGTGCCCTACCT